TGCTCACCCTGGGCAACCATGAGAACCGGATAGTTAGGGCTGTTAATAATAGTCCTCAGCTTGAAGGCCTTATTCAGGTAGAGGATTTAGAGTATGCTAAAGATTGGGAAGTTCATGAGTTTCTTAAACCTGTTTTTATCGCTGGTGTGGGCTTTAGTCATTATTGGCCCGTTGGTGCTATGGGCCGTCCTGCTGCAAGTCCTGCTGCTATTATATCTAAGCTACACATGTCTTGTGTCGCTGGTCATCAACAATCAAAGCAAGTAGCTTATGGGAAAAGAGCAGATGGTCGTTCAATATGTTCTATAATTGCAGGAAGTTATTATCTACACGCTGAAGACTACATGGATCAGCTAAGCAATCGACACTGGCGCGGCCTTGTAGTATTGAATGATGTTAAAGATGGCAGTTTCGATGAAATGTTCTTATCAATACAATATTTGGAGAAAAAATATGGAGACGGAAAACTTCTTACAGCGAATCTCTGATACTTTTTATTATGCAGATGGGAAACTTTGTAATAAAGGAACTAAATATAGGCCCATAGATAAAGAAAGTGGCTGGATTAATCATTCCGGCTATAAAATGATTAGTTTTGAAGGAAAACAATACAAAACACATCGTATTATTTTTGCTATGCATTATGGATATTTTCCTTATTTGATAGATCATATAGATAGGAATAAAATTAATAATGTTATTTCAAATTTAAGAGAAAGCACTAAATCTGAAAACGCTAGAAATACTGGAATAAAAGCAACCAATACATCTGGTTTCACTGGTGTTTCTTTTGATAGCTTTCGAAATAAGTGGAAAGCATACTATCGAACGGAATCTGGAGAAAGGATTCTTTTAGGTAGGTATAATAGAAAAGAAGATGCAGTTGAATCGAGACGTATAATGGATGTTTTAATCGCCCACGATAATGATAAACAGTTACTAAAACAAAATATAGAATGTTTTAAAGAGGAGCGTAAATATGGAAGCAATAGCTAAACATTGTGGGACTTGCTTCTACAAAGAACTGAGCACTTCAACGGCTTGTACTAATTGTATGTTCTTCAATAAGTGGGTTCCTCGTAACTTATACATTGAGGAGCCTAAAGAGAATGAGGTAATTAAAAATATGACAGAACAGCTTAAAACAGGAATTAAGTTTGATAGTGAGAAGCCCCGCTGGAGCCTTCTACCCTTCGAATCCCTCTTTGAAGTAGTGGAAGTTCTTACATCAGGGGCTAAGAAGTATGCTCCTGACAATTGGAAGCACGTTCCTAATGCAGAAGAGCGTTATGTTGATGCTGCTATGCGTCACTTTACAGCTTGGATTGCTGGGGAGAAGAAAGACCCAGAGACAGGAAAGAGCCACCTAGCCCATGTTATGTGCTGCTTGCTGTTCCTGATGTGGTTTGAAAAGAAGAAATGATTTATCAGAGAATCATTAAAAGCAGCTACTACGGAGTGCATGAGCGGATTCAAACCGTGGCCTCCTTCTTAGCTGCTGTAGCATTTGTAAATAAAATTAAAACTTGGCCTGCTTTAACGAAAGACCCTGAATGACCCCATACCAAACATATATTGCCAAAAGCCGTTACGCTCGCTTCATTGACTCCAAAGGACGCCGGGAACACTGGAGTGAAACAGTGGCTCGTTATGTAGACTTTATGGACAACCATTTATTTGATAAACATACGTTTAGGATGGATGATGAGTTGTATATAGAAATTACAGAAGCTCTTAACAACTCCGAAGTTATGCCTTCAATGCGTAGCATTATGACCGCTGGAGAGGCTCTAGAGCGCCAGAACGTGGCAGGTTACAACTGCAGCTACCTACCTATTGATGACCCTAAAGCCTTTGATGAGGCTATGTACATTCTTCTTTGTGGAACAGGAGTAGGCTTTAGTGTTGAACAACAATATATTAACAAGCTTCCAGAAATTCCTGAGAATTTGTATGATAGCGCCACTACTGTTGTTGTATCTGATAACAAAGAAGGTTGGGCTAAGAGCCTTCGCCAAGTTCTTGCTCTTCTTTATAGTGGAGAAATTCCTCGTTGGGACGTATCAAAAGTCCGTCCTGCAGGAACTCGGCTTAAGACCTTCGGAGGTAGGGCTAGTGGCCCGGCTCCATTGGAAGAGTTGTTCAAGTATGCCATTGCTAAGTTTAAAGGAGCAGCGGGACGAAAGCTTACCAGTCTTGAGGCGCATGACCTCCTATGTAAGATTGGGGAAGTGGTTGTCGTGGGCGGTGTCCGTAGGAGTGCAATGATTTCTCTAAGTGACCTTGGAGATAACCGAATGGCTCATGCAAAGGCAGGTAACTGGTGGGACACTAATGGACAACGAGCTTTGGCAAACAACAGTGCAACATACACAACTAAACCAGATGTGGGACAGTTTATGCACGAATGGACTAGCATTTATGAGAGTCACTCTGGTGAACGAGGAATCTTTAACCGAGATGCTTCAGAGCGACAGGTTGCTAAGAACGGACGGAGAGAAACAGGATATGAATGGGGCACAAACCCTTGTAGTGAAATCATTCTACGTCCCTATCAGTTCTGTAATTTGTCTAGTGTAATTGTGCGTCCAGAGGATACCAAGGAAACGTTGCTTAATAAGGTACGCCTAGCAACCATCCTAGGCACCTTCCAGAGCACTTTAACCAACTTCCCATACCTACGTAAGGTTTGGCAGAAGAACACCGAGGAAGAGCGTTTGTTGGGCGTAAGCATGACAGGCATTCTGGATAATGTTTTATTGAATAACCCGGATGATGAAAATCTTCCTGCTTTGTTAGAGGAATTAAAAGCTCATGCTGTACATACAAATGCTCACTTTGCTCGTTTGCTTGGCATCAATGCTAGTGTTGCTATCACCGCTATCAAGCCCGAAGGCACGGTATCGCAGCTTACAGGCACTGCAAGCGGTATTCATCCTCAGCATAGCCAGTATTATATTCGACGTGTCCGAAGCGATAACAAAGACCCTCTAACGGACTTCCTGAAAGCTCAGGGGTTTGCTTCAGAGCCCTGCGTTATGAAGCCTGATAGCACAACAGTGTTTAGCTTCCCTGTAAAGGTTGCTGATGGTGCTATATTGCGAGAAGAGTTGAATGCTTTGAAGCACCTGAAGCTATGGCTTATTTATCAGCGTCACTATTGTGAGCATAAGCCTTCTGTTACAATTAGTGTTCAGGAGCATGAGTGGCCTGAAGTTGGTGCTTGGGTATGGAAGAACTTTGATGAAATTACAGGTGTTAGCTTCCTACCAATGGACGGAGGAACCTATCGACAAGCTCCGTATACAGAATGTACGAAGGAAGAGTATGAGCAGGCTTTGAAGGACACTCCTGCTACCATTGACTGGAACCTCTTTATTGAGAATACAGACAATGTGGAAGGTGCTCAGACCTTAGCCTGTGTTGCTGGTGTATGTGAAATTTAAAGGAACTATATGATTACAGCCGACGAGTTTAAAGAGAAGTTTATTGACGAAGATGGTGAAGTTTCTTTACCTCGTAGTTGTTACCTCCAAGAAGAAGGGACGATTGACCATGACCTTTTCGTCTGTGTTGAAATCTGGAAGTATAATGAGCAATTCTTTGCAGTAACATATACACAAGATGATACCTACGATAATAGTTATGGGGAAGTGTACCCACTCACGGTAGTTGAAGTTGTCCCAAAAGAGAAAACTATTATTGTTTATATTGCTAAGGACAAGAAATGATTATTGACTATGAATGGAATGCAGGGATTGTAGTGGGCATCACTTCAGATATTATCTATGTAATGGAAGAAGAAGGAAAGGAAACCGAAGGAGATTGTGAATGCCCTGTTATTTACCTTCACCTTGGTTTTATTAGCTTCTGCTTCATTATGAGCTCATAAACACAAAAGCCCCTTTAGATTGCTCTAAAGGGGCTTTTTCATTTCTGTTTCATTGCCATGATTTTCTCTAAACTTCGAGAACCAAAGTAGGCCCCCATCACAAGCATCCCCCAATTTCCTAGGAGAATTACGTAGCTCTCATTGGCATTGTAGCCAAAGGCAGACATAGAAGCAAAGAGGAAGTAGCCTATAAAGATAGCTACTAAGGACATTGGCCTAATATTCTTAGCAAGCCAGCTATCGGTTGCTGCATCTGCTTTCCACCTATCTGTTACATTACTTTGCTCTGTTGTATAAAGCTCAGTGTCATTAGCCATCTTAGCCAGTTCCCCGTCCTGTGCCATCTTAGCAAGCTCTAGTTGAGCAGCAGCCTTAGCAGCAGGGTCTGGAATTAGTTTATCAATAAGCTTAGTACCTATGCCCAAGAGGGCTTCTAAACCAAACATAAAAATCCTTTATTTAATTACTTCCATTGTTATTCCAATAGTGAGGTAGATTAATACAGCTAGAATAATTGCTCCGGCTGTTAAAGAAACAGCATTACGTATTTCTTGCATCTTCTTCTCCTTTGCTTTCTTCAGAGCAGCATCTTCTCTTTTTCTATCTGCAACAATTTTATTCCTTTGTCCAAGAATTTGTAGCCACAAGTGGCTCTGGCCCCTACTCATAAATTCCCACTTGAGTTTCTCTTCTGCTACCTGTAGCTGATGAGCCTGCCAAACAATATCTGTGGCCTCTGAAGTGGCGCTCTTCCTTTTCTTCGAAGGATTTGCAGCTTCTTTAAGCACAGCATCTTTGGCATCAAAGAACTTAGACACATCTCCCATGATGCCATCTAAGTCCTTGCCCATCTTTATAGCAGCCTGCACACCCTTTATAGCTGCTTGGGCTACTGCGAAGGCTGTGAGGGGGTCTATCATGAGGTTCCTTTCTTAATTGTCCATCTACATATTTGCTTATCATAGACAAACTCATTAGCTCCGTACAGAATCTTGCCGTTCTTATCAGGAGCGCGTACCTCACAAACCATAACTAGTTCTACAACAGTATTAGGCCAAGGCTGTGCAGCGCTTGAAAGCATGTCACTTATAAACATTTCTATCAAGCTCAAAGTGAGGGCCGTCTTTAAAGCTCTCCCATGAGCCGCCCCACACAACAGGAATACCAAGCTCCTTAGCTTTCTTCAGGATGTGTACAGAGAGGGCTGAATAATGCTCAAAGTTCCAAGAAGCTTTTCCGTCAATAATTACACATACATCTACAGCATTACCTGTTAAATGCCTGCTCTTCATTGTTGTGCTCTTTCCTGCATCAAAGAGTTTCTTTTGCTCTTCTTTGGTACGAATCCCACAAGTGATGGAGAAGTCATAAGGGGCATCAGAAATGGCTTCTTTAAAGACCCTCTGAAGGTCAGGATGTACCGTAGAGAGCTTTAAAGCGCTGGCGGCTCCAAATATGTTCATCGTAACACCTCTTGTGAAATAGGAGCACCAAATAACCCACCAAGCATAGGAGCTTGTTGTTGAAGCTGTTTACCAAACATGCGAGCAAGTTCAGGACGTTGGCGCAATAACGCATCTGTAATCTTTAAACCCGGAGCACTATAAATACCCATTGAAGCTAGAGCCGCTGGCCCAGCAATCATTGGTTGAGAAAGAGCAGCCATGCCTCCTAGAGAACCCATAGCAAGACGTCCTTCTAGAGTAGCTTTGGAATCTTCCCCAAGGGTTTTTAGGGCAGCTTCTGAGACACTTTGTTCTCGTGCTTGTCCTCGTGCAAATTGACGCTTGTTACGACTAACATCTGATTGTTTTACAGCAGCGTTATATTGCTTTGGAGTAAATACACCATTCTCAGCACCTGTATTAGCAGCAGCTCGTTCCATTACGGATAAGTCACCATAAGCACTGTCTACCCTCCGAAGTTGTGGTGTTTGTTTTGGATTCTGATAATAAAGCTCTGTTTTAAAGACCTTTAGCGCATCCTTCAAAGCTTCACCCACTGCACGGTCATCAGGCACAGAACTATTGGAGTAATCGGATGCTGTTTTACGTAAACTAGCTTCAATACTTTTATATTCTTGTCCTGTAAGTTGTTTTCCTGAAAACTTACTTAAAGCAACATTGTTTAGGATGTCAATTGCTTTAGCTTTCATAGCAGAGGATGGAAGAGGAGCCTTGTCTAAGGCATCTAGAATACCTGATGTTGTTTTTGTATCTAAATCAAATTTAATATTTTTTAATACATCATCATATTTATTAGATACTTGCTCCGCAGCATAAGAAACAGCATCACGACCAATAACATTAGCAGGAAGTTGGTCATCAATTTTAGAAAGAGCTTTATTAATTACTCCTTTATTAAAATCAAATAAAACCTTTTCTCGCCCTGAACGAATCTGTTCACCAATTAGAGGAAGATTTTGTGCAAAGTCTTCTGCTTTCTTAAAAGCTCCTCCAAGAGTTTGGCCGGGAGTGGGTGTAATTCCTAAAGAGCGCATTGTTGCTTCAGCTTTAGAGACAAGGGGAGACATAACACGTCCTACGCCTTTTGCAGCCAACTCTCCTGCTTTTCCGGCCAAAGCGCCGAGGCCTGCTTGCTGAGCTTTTTCATACCAGAACTCATCTTGATTAGTTACAGGTTGGAGAGCTGCCTGAGAGGCTCCAGCAATGGCTGCTTGTCCCCCAATGCCCAAAGCTTTAGCCCCTTGAGCTGCACGAGCACCTACAGCTAAGTTAGCAGGACTAATAACATTTCCAACCATCCGACCAACATCAAACCCTGTGCCTCCTTGAGCAGCTCGTTGTGCTTGGTAGGCCTGTTCTTCTGCTTTATTCATAGCAGCTACTCGTTCAGCTTCTGACTGAAAGAATTTACTTGCTACGTTAGGATAAGCACCTCCTAAAGATGTAAGAGCTGAGAGCCCCCGAGGAAGAAGTTCTGCTCCTCCGCTAATAGGTTCTTTCATTCCCATTACAACACTTGAAGGAGCAGAAGAAGGAGGTGAAGCAAGCGCGGCTGAAATATCAGCTTCAGACATATTATCAGGAAATTCGATAATATCTTTACCTACTTGAATATATTGTGCCATTATAGACTTTCAAGTTTCTTTGTTACAGGATTCCAGCGTTTTGTAGCAACTGGAGCGGCTGCTGATGTAGAAGGCTCAGTAGGTTTAGTTTTTCCTAAAACACGAGCTTTAGCTTTTTCTAAATCAGCTTTAATAATAGCAATTTGTGCATTGAATTCAGAAGGCTTCATTTTCTGGTCAAGAGCACCAATAGAAGCTGTCATTTTCTTACCCTCTGCATCTGACAAAGCGCCCATACCTTTAAGGGCCTGCACTTGAGGTAAGAATACCTGAGCTTTAAAGGTTTCAAGTTGAGAAGCAAAACCTGCTGCACTTGTACCGGGAATGAGAGACATTGTAGTTCCTCCAAAGCCTACAGCAGTTGCTTTACCGGGATGTGTTTCAATACGATTAAGAGTTTCTAAAGCACTATCAAAAGAAGCGACAACTCCTTGTTTCTGTGTTTCTTCTTTCTGAAGTTTTTCTGCTTTCTTATCTGCTGCTGCTTCTTGTCGTAAACCAGCGGTCATACTTGCAATAAGCTGACGCCCTTCGTTTTGCATGCGGGCAATTTCTAAGCGGGTTGCGCCTGCTTCTTCAGCGGCTGCAATCTGAGCATCAATACGGTCTTGAGCCATTTGCTTCTGAGCTTCAAGTTTATCTGCGGCTAATTGCTTCTGAGCTTCAAGCCGTTCCTTTTGCAAAGCTGCTTGTCCTTCACGAGTAGACGCACGATCAGCAGAAGCCTGCAAAGCTGATAACACTTTATCAGGACTACCATACTTAGTAACCACAGCAAGAACTGCTTCTTGTGTGGGAGAAGGCCCTAAAGCAGCAAGCTCATCACGAAGGGCTGTCTCTTGTTTCACATCAAGCACCCCTTTAGCAATCTTCTGTTCTTCTACGCCTGTCTTGGCCGTAGCAAGCTTCATCTCCTGCGCAGCCTGAGCCACCTTCATAGCCATATCAGGGTCTACAGTACGCAGCTCCTGAGCAAGCTGAAGCAGCCCCTCAGAAGTTGTTGTATCATACTTTGAAGCCAGCGAACGAAGCATTGAAGCCCGCTTAATGGTTGGGTCTGTTACATCCACACCCATAGCCTTAGCAAGGCCTCCACCCAAAGCAGAGCCAGCGGAATAGCCCATCTGAGCTAAGCGCTGGTTGGGAGCTAGTTGAGCAAACTCTGAAGCTCGTTGATTAATAAGTTGTCGTTGCATGGCTTGTTCGTCCATGCCTCCACCAAATAGAGAAGTTGCCATATTATCCTTATTTCTGATACAAGCTATTAATTAAAGCTGTAATTGGGTCTACAGCGCCTGCCACAGCACCCTGTAAAGCGGCTGCGTTGCCTGCTGCTTTATTCTGTAAAGCTAGATTAGCTTGTGATTGTCCTGTATTTAACAATTGTCCCTGCTGAGCCCCTGCAGCGGCTGTGGAGCTTCCAAGCGCTGTTCCAGTGGTGAGCGGTTGTTGACCAAGGCCTTCTAAGGTTGTAGCGCCTCCCAGATAAGATGTGTACGGAGACAAGGCAGCGGTTTGTGAACCATAGCCAGCATTCATCAAATTTATACCTGTACCAAACAAACCAGCGCCTGTGGACAAGTTGGAAAGCATTTGCTGACGGGCAAGCTCTTCAGCGCTCTGCTGTGCTTGTACGCCCTGTCCCATGAGGCCTGTGCCAAAGGTAATATCTTGTTGTTGCTGCTGACGTGCAATGGCATTAGCGTTAGCTCCTAAGGCTGCGTTCTGCTGAGCAAGGCTGTTGTAATAAGCAGCCATTTCAGGGTTGGTAGCACCAAGGCCTCCTGCCATAGTGGCTCCGGTTGCAAGGCCTCCTCGTCCTGTTTGCTGTAGCTGATTACGAATTCCTGCTAGTTGTTGCTCTTGTCCGGGAGCCAACAGAGCTTGTTGCTGTTGCATATATTGCTGAGCAGCAGCAGAGGTGTCATAGGAAGAAGGAGTAACCTGTCCACCAAGCTGTTGAAGCCGCTGAGCATACGCCATAGCCTCTGGAGAGGCCTGTGTAGCTGTGGAAGTAGGAAGAAACTGTCCACCTAAGCCAAAGAGGCTTTGAGCCGCTTGTTGAGCAGGCTGTGTAGCTTGCTGCGCCTGAGCTGCTTGAGACAAAGCACCACCAGACATTCCCAACAAAGCTTCTCGCTGAGCTGCAATGTCAGGAGCCACTTGGTAGCCTGCGCCTGTAAGCCTACCAGAAGGGTCGTATTGAAAACCACTGGTTCCAAACCGAGAAGTAATGCCTACAGGGCGAAACGCCGCAGCCTCTGCAGCTTGTTGAGCCGTTGCTGCTGTTTGGTTTGCAATGTTCTGCTGTGTATTAGACGCTTGGTTTGCTGCAAATAAAGTGCCTGCTCCTTGAATAGCTGGGCCAATTAAACTTTCCCAATTAAAAGCCATTAGTATGTACCTCCATTTAGTGTGGCCTCTAAAGTGCCAGATACAGTTAAATTAACTGCTGTTGTTGTTCCTGTTAAAGCCGCATTGTTCACATCTGCTTTAGAGGCTACTGCTGAAGCAATGCTATTAAATTCAGTATCAATTTCAGTTCCTTTTACGAGCTTTGCAGGGTTCCCTGAAGCAAGGCCGTCTTTAACAGCAAAGTCTGTGCTTTTAGTATAATTACTCACTTATCGAGTCCTTCCAGTTTTTACATAGCAGTCAAGCTTTTGTATAGATATTTCAACACCGTTAACTATAGTTTCTACACCCATTTGTAGAACATTACCGCTTCCAGAGGCTTGAATCTTTTGATTATCAAACACAACGCCTGCAGTGTATTCTCCTATATTATACTCCGATATTCCGTATTCTGCAATGTTTATATTGCCTAAAACAATGTTTCGTGATAAATATTGTGAAGAATAATCAAACCCATACTTAATAGTTGCCTCTGCTCCGTTACCTCCAATAAATGTCATATTGATTTTCTTCAATATTTTAATTGTTGTGGGGCTTTGGAAGTCAAAATAGTTGGTGTAGTAGCTCATGCGGAAAGCTGCAGAGTTATCTGAGTAGTCCATATAGCTTCCAATGAAGCCCGGCTTACCTAGCAACAGCCTTTTATCTCGTGTATACCAGAAAGCTGTAGGAGTGATGTTTGTCCATGTAGTTGCTCTGGAGGCGCCGTTCTGAAGCACCTGACGCATATCGAAGCAATAAACTAAGTTACTTGTCGGGAGAGACAAAAGATAGAAAGCATCCTTATCTGAATAAACTGCCTTAA